ATGCAAAAACAACGGAGTTGACAGCGTTTTCGGGGACCTGTGAAAAGAAAGAGCGCGGGGTTATCCGCGCTCTTTGTGAGAAATTATGAAGGTTTTTGGGGTTAAAACAACGCTTTAGTTGTCATCTGAAGCAAGGCGTTCAAAGTAACTCATGGCATCATCAGAATCTTCGTCCTCAGACTCAACCACCTTCTTGGGTGCAGGTGCTGGCTTCTTGGCAGGAGCGGAGGGTTTAGTTGCACCACTCGGCTTGAAGGCAGCGCGAGGAGTCTCTTCTTCATCCAAGTCTACATCTTCGGCTGAAGCCTTACGCGGAACTCCTCCATCAGACAGGCCCATCACTACATCGTAGCGGCTTTGCAGTTCTTCAAACGACTTATGAGTGTCAGCGGAGGTGAACTCTCTGAGTGAATACTGCTTCTTCCACAATGACTCCAACTTAGTGTCATCTCCATTGAAGAGTTCTGATGGATTATCAAACTCACTCTTATCGTAGTTGATATACCCCGCAACCTTGCGAATCTTCAGTTTGAAGTCGGCACCCTTCCAAAAGTCGAAAGGATTGATTGGCTTCTCGTCTTCAAACTCAGGCTGCATTGATTGCACGATCTTGTCGTGGATCTTCTTGCCGTACTTGAACAAGAACACCTTGCCCTCGTTGTGCGGTGCAGAAGGATCACTCACCACAAGAATGTTTGAGACATAATGTAGTCTGCGCTTACGCTGGCGAGCAATGTCCTTGTCTGCTTCATCACCGCTGTTCCACAGACGAGAATTTGCTTCACATACTGGACATTTCTTGCCGATGGTAGTTGGACAGTTCTCAATAAACCATCCACCCGGCCCTTGAAATCCATGACTAAAACAACGCGCCCACGGAATATCCTCTCCCTCAACTGGAGGCAAGAATCGAATAACGGCAAAACCATTGCTTGACTTGTCCAGTTCGGGACGCCAGAAGCGATCATCCTTATACGAATCGCTTCCCTTCTTTGCGAGTTTGTTGAGTTCGCTACTCAGTTTGTCAAATCCACCACCCGATGACTTCTTTAGATCTTTGAATCCCATGTTTCGTTTCCTTTCAATTTTGTGTAAACGATGTGTCAAGTATACGGTATCTATCAGCAAAGTCAAGCCTTGACATCATGCTTGCTGACTTTTTCCTTCAACAGTTTCTTAAACTTGTCTGGCTTAGAGCATACAGAAACAAATGGCTTGTACCGCATTACCTTCTTATAGAAGGTGTCCCATGTGAAATCTCCCTTGAGTTTCTTGTTTGATCTACGCATAAAGCCTAGAATGCAATCCAATAGCACTAGAGTTTCTATGTGAATCTCGCCGCTCATACACATGGTGAACACCCACGGGTACTTGATATGCTCTAGAGTACCAACATCACACACAACAGTTGGTGCGAATAGGGCATCAAACGAGATGCCTTTCTTCTCGATATGGTTCAGCATGAACTCGCAGTCTTGTGCAAAAGTATAGGTGATGCTTTCTTGCGTCCGCTTCCAATCGGTGTACACCTGATCGCATTGAGAATCAAAGGCATCTCCGATCCACAACTGATTATTCATCAGAAAGTTAGACACAAAGAACTCCAGTAGTTCGCTTTCGCTATATCGCTTGGCTAACTTCTCAAAGAAGTAGCGATCCTGTCTGCGTTCAAATGTCTGCGCGCTTGCCCGTGTCTTTCCTCCGTACTTGAAGTAGTCATAACTGTCATGGGTGAAATGACTCTTCACCGCAAGATAGACTTTATACGCCGCAAACCCTGTTGTTTTCATACAGGCAACTTTGGAGTTGTGGGAAGCAAGTTGATACTCTCTCCCTCTGCTCTGATCTTTTCAATGATGGGTTTAGACAAGTACTTTGCTGCCTGCTCAGGATCAATCCCCATCTCTTCACACACAGCAAGAATACTATCGATGTATCCGTTCTTGTGTTTGCTCATATGCTTTTCTAGACTATCAAGAAACTTCTTCTGCGTTACTAGCAAGTTGCATCGCTCCTGTTGGTTGAGATTGCTGAACCATATGCTGTAGGTCATTGATAACCTTTACGAACTTGTCAACGCTTTCTCTAGTGTAGAATCTCGGAGGATCATCAAAGAAGGTAGATTCGGGAATCTTCAATGCTGTTGCTGCTGCCACAAGCCTCTCGTAGTCGTTGTCTGTAGTGCGAATGATGCCCACATAAGATCCGCGAAGTTTAGGATACTTTGCAACAGACATACGATAGAAGTTTGCAGCGATTTCTTTTCCTTCTGATGCTCTGATATCTTTGTTTGCATCATCTGAGGCCTCAATCTGCTCAATTTGGCTCTCAAAAAAGTTTCCAGCAAATACAGCCGCTTGTGCTGCTTCTGCCGGCCATTCGGAAGTATCGTATACATTTTTCAGCACATCTAGACACGCAGAGTCCTTGCGGTAAAACAGTTGACGCCCATAGTAATACCTACGGGTAGGAGCATCTGCATGTTCTACTGCATCCATACGCATCATCTCTAGAATTCTATCGCTATCGTGATTCCTACCAACATCATCGGGGTGATCTACATTGTGGTCGATGACTACCTGAATGCCTTTTGTCTCGGGAAGTAGATGTTCGTGGAAGCGATATTTCCACTTCGCTTTGCCTGGACGCCAAATACAGTTGCGAGGAAACTTATGTCCAAACTTGGTTCGATGGAAAATGCTAACAACGCCAATGTGGGGAGTAACTCGTTGTAGTTTCCAACGCAATTCTCTGCCCTTTTCTAGAACCTCGTCTGCATCAAACATCGCAATCCATGTTGCCTTTGCAGCATTTGCGAGTTCTACAGCCTTGTTTCTAGCATCAGAGAATGAATCAGGCCAAGGAATAGTATGAACTTCTGCACCAAGTTGTTGGGCGATTTCAACAGTATTGTCTGTGCTGCCCGTGTCAACTATCACAACACGATCAGCAAATCCGTCCAGGCTTTTCATAAGCCTAGGTAGATTCTCTGCTTCGTTCTTGGTGATGAACACAGAAACAATACTGAAGTTGCGTAGATCAGTCAAGTACTTTTGTACTTGCTTGCCTCGTTCTAGTCTTTTCTTTTGCGCTTTGTTTAGTTTGCGACGCTCATTCTTTTTCATAAGGTACTCCTGTCGGATAGATTATCGGGAATCCCGATCAAGTCAACCATCTGCTCCAAATTGTCTTGTGATATTCGTCAGTCACTTCCACAAACATCAATCCTCGCTTGGGAGCGACTGGTGGTGTTCTGAGTTTCATGTTCGCTTCATTTGGAGTACGATTGCTTTTCTTTGTATTGCACTTCTTACAAGACACCACCACATTTGTCCATTCGTGTTTGCCTCCACGAGACTTAGGCATTACATGATCAATGGTGGCCCGCTCTCCACTAACATAGCACCCGCAGTACTGACACTCATTGTTGTCTCTGCGTGTTATGTTTTTCTTGCTAGGTCTTGCTAGTCGATACGGAATAAACACATAGTTCACCAAGACCAATGCAGATGGTAGGCGAAATACACCCGAACCAGTTTTGATATCGTAGCAATGTTCGTAATTGAATGGTGTCCGAGCCTTTCCTTGAATGAGCATGTTTACTGCTCTCCACCAATCAATAACTCCGATGACTTGCTCGGATGTGTTTAGTAACAGTACTTTTCTGTCGTTAGTTAGCGTGTCCATTCTTGATCTCCTCTATGACCTCTTCGGGATCAAACTCTGCGTAGAACTCATCAATGCGTTCCTTTAGTTCAGGAACAAACTTTCTTGGTGATTCAACAAACGCTTGCTCTTCTCCTTCGGCACTAACCATCATAATCACAATCTGTGGGACGCGAGTGCCAGTCAACTCTTGGAACATGATAGAGTATGCTGTTGCCTGCAAGAAATAATCATGGCACCCCTGCGGGTCTTTCATTCTTTCAGCAGTCTTAAAGTCAATGATGCTGAGGGTTCCATCGAACTCCGCAACACAGTCTGTACGCCCAGCCAACCGCATAAGTTTGCTGTGGAGCGGAACTTCAAGACCAACAATTCCGTTCACGAAGGTATCAACTCTAGGCTTCATCTTCAAGAACATCTCTTCGAGTTGTGGTCTACCAAACAAGACCTGAAACGGATCGCGGTTTGAAAGGTAGTACTCCATAGTTAGGTGGAATTGCTTACCGCGTTCAAGAATCATCTTGCTCTTGTGTGCGTTTTCTTCTCGCCACCTCTTCCACTTGTCACGATCACGCCAACCAGTTACAGTTGTTACAGAAGGATACCATACCAGTTCACCATTTTCGCCAGGTGCCTGGTAGAATCGCTTACCGTTTACAATCTGATCCTTAAGATTGGGCAACTCAATCAAGTTCTGGCGGAAGTTGCCTACGCCGTATGTCTTAGTCTTTTGCATCATGTAAGTCTACCACGGTTTACAGTAAAGTCAAATCATCCAAACCGATCTTTGAGTCTTTGTCGAGTTCCGTCAAATCTTGGCGCCTTCTTTGCTATCTCTTTCATTCGATCTCGAAAGCCAGCGTCTAGATTACCAACACCCAACGGATCCATTCGGCTATCTACTCCAATGCTGTATCCTCCCCACGCAGTCTGTTCCACTTTGCCTTTATTGTTACAAGCAGGACACGGAGCCTTGCAGGGCTTTTTGTGATCGGCCATCTTGCAGAACTCTTCAAACTTGTGATCGCAGGCATGACACACATACTGATAGATGGGCATAATACTCCTTAAGCGTAGGGTTTCTTCACATCCAGACTACCCTTATTTAGTAGAGCAGCAGTCTCTTTTTCTTGTCCTTTGTCTGCGTCAATCACAGGCATATCTTGGCGTGGAGGAGCGCCAGCAGGGGGTTTCTTTGCTTTCAGAGCGGCGTACCGCTTCTTTAGTTCTGCTTCACCGCCAATGCTTTGCAACCACGCTTGCGCCTTGGCCTTGTCGTAGAACTTTGGAGAACTGTACTTACCTTCGTTGATTATTGCAAGAGCGTCCTCAAACTTGGAATCGTACAGATTAATGTCTCCTCCGCCTGGATTGCCTCGGCGTGGATTGTTAAACACATCTCCCAATGCCCGCAACACAGGCACCAAGTCTCCAATAGTTAGATTGGCTTTGAGGCCTCCAACCTTTGCGCTAGGATTTGAGAGCATGGTTGCTGCCCACCTGTGATGCCCGTCAAGAATGTAGTTATCCTTTGAGATGATTGCCTTTAGATCACCACCGGCAACACCACCAATTGCCATACCAAGTGCTTTACCCAAGAAGATTTCGCTCTGAGTAGGCATCAAAGTTTGTGCAGGGATCTGTGCAGATACAGTTGCAACAACATCATCGCGTGCATCTCCGTCCATCGCTCCCTTACTTGTGAAAATCTTGGCAAGAGTTTGGGTTATTGGATTTGGAAACTGCTTGGTATCAACCTGCTTGGTTGGTAGGTCTTCCTTCACTAAAACTGCTGCATCGACACCCATCTTCACAATTTCATCTATGCGTTTAAAGTATGCTGCAAATGACTTCATGGGTTATCCCCTAGTGTGCTTGAAGAACTCAATTTGCTGTAGTCTCGTCTTTGCTGCTTCTTCAGAACTGTAAACTCCAAAACTACTGTCGCCGTCTTTGGAAACCACTTCGTATTTGCCGTCTGCACGCTTCACGATTCGTTCGATTAAAGATTCGGTCATGCGAATAAAATGAACTGCATTCACGACTACCTTTTTACCTGTCTGCCCTGCGTATGCCCATGTAACTCCACCTAGACTGCTAGTTTCAGGAACCACTTCTTTCTTGTTGCTCTTCAGAATGAACTCTGGCTTTCCAAGCACTACACGCTTCAAGATGATGACCACTTCCTTCTCTTTGGTTTGATTGCTTGGATCGAATCCCATGGCATCAATCTCTGCCGTCTTCTTCATCTTTAGCAAACGATCAACTTCTGTGCTTGAGTCTGCCATGTTTGCTTTGATGAGGGCGCGTTCGCTTTTGCGCTTTTCTATATCGGCTGGTGTCGCTACTGCTTCTTGTTGATCCACTTTGCTCCATCGTGCCACATACGCCTGTATTTCTCGCACTAGAGAACCGTACTGTTGTGAGCCTTGGGTTTCCGGCGCAGACGCAAGTGCTTCTGCTGCCTTCAGTAGAGACTTAAGATGTCTTATGCGTTGGGGCGACCAATGTTTTGGTATGCTTTTCAGCGTATCGGCAGTAAACTTACGAATCTCTGTTTTCGCAGCGTCTGCGTTAAGTTTACCCTTCTCATAGTCGCGCTTCATACTGTTCCACTTGCCCCGTATGGTGTCGGGTAGATCCATCAACACCCCTGTAAGCCAGGCTACACCTAGCGCACCGTATATGAAAGCGTACACGGTGGCATTATCGGCGGTTACAATTGGAGGCATAAATGGCATTTCGTTTAGTGGTTGTTTATTCAACGGAGTACTCCTTGCTGTAGTATATGTAGTCGCCAAAGAAAACCCACCCGTACCGAAGTACGGGTGGGCGGTAGCGAAATCCCTTGTCGGTGTGAAGTCTCGACGCACGGTGAATAGCGTAATCCGCTCGCACCGTTCCAACGACCGACTCCGTGAAGTAGTGTTGGGGGACGCTCTTATTTATACAGATCCAATCGTCAACTACGAATGATTTTCCAGCCTTCCACATAAAGATCGTGGCTTTTTGGGCCCCTAGGCCCAAACCACGGATCAGGCATAGTTACAATCTTTCCTGGCGATTCATTGAGCCACGCTCCCCACCAACTAAAACTACTGTTAGAGATGATGCAATGGTCGCTTGCTCGTATAACCCCAAGGTCTTGTGCTACCGATGTTCCTTCAGAATAGGTGAATGTCCCAAATCTATTCATGGTTGGAAAGAATGACTTGCACCACGGGATATCATCACTCACTACAACAAAGTGACACTTTCCTCCTAAACTTTGGGTGATGTGTTCCATTGCTCGCTCGTAGTATGTAGGAGAGAACGGGAAACTTAGAGGAAATTTCAAGTAGTCTCCACGACGAACATGAATGGCCACAACCTTTCCAGTATCTGAACTGGATCTGCTAGACTCTACTGTTTCAGATGCACGCTCCTGTATGCCCAAATCTGCAAAGCAAAATGCACTACGAACTTCCTGTTCAGCGTGCTTGAAGTATTTCTCACTCTGAAAGTATCCATAAAAATCAATGGAACCATCAGTAGCAGTTAGTTCTGCAATTCTAGGAAGGTATCTACCGTCATTGTGCGGTTCTTGAATTACAGTCTTTGGATGAAGATTAGAGCAATCAGCAACCGTGATACCAAACAAGTCACCAAGTACCATGTGGGTCCATTGATTATTTGGAGTTCGGTTTGCGTAAGGCACAGCAGGAAGCAATCCTGTTCTTTTTGCAACTCCAAGCAACAGGGCGTACTGAAACATTTGATTTCCAAGTCTTCCCATTCTACCTAAAGTTTTGCACATAACATATCCGGTAGACATAGATTTAGCAGATGACATCGGTATTAATTCTTAGTGTAAAGAGCATCACCCCAACCCCGTTTAGTGTCAATGAGGTGTTTTCGTGTAAACCCATATTTATGTAACTCACCCTCTAACTCATCAATCAAAACACAACCACTATACATCTCTCTGAAATTTACTTCGGTGTACACCACATCACAATATTTGAGATATTCGGGCATTCCTCTTAACGCAGCCAACTCAAATCCCTGAATATCCATATTCAAACAGTTGTACTGTTTACGATCTAATGCATATTCGGTAAACAAATCATCAAGTCTTTTAGCAGATACTTCGATGCTTTTACTATGAACTATATCAGGATACATCAACGAATGATCTTTAAGAGGAAGGACTGAAGATGACATGGTTGACGAAGTTATATGCAATTGGATCGAACCATTAGTATCTGCAGCAGCAACATTGAAAATCTTAATTCTAGGATCGCTATTACATACGCGATGAAGGCTAGGAATCAATTGCGGATTCGCTTCGACAAATATAATGTGTTCTATGTTTTTAGAGCGATAGTACTTTAATTCTTCACCAAGGTGCGCTCCTACATGAAGAACTCCATTCACCTGTACATTTACTTTATCAAGAAATTCAAGCATCATATTCTTATCCCCCAGATGTTAGATCAACAAGTTCGCACTTGTCTCCGCTGCAGGCCATGGTTTGGGTTCCAGCGGTATGGTCTTCCTTTTCGTAATTGCAAAGACCCGACCAATCCACATTAGTTGGAATCTTTCCAGTAAGCGATTCGTACTCTGCAACACCACACTCTTGATACGGTGCTTGCTTGTATGTGTGATCGCTATGTGGTAAGAACGATATACCTGATATCTTATCGAAGTGGGCGTATACCCACGCTCCAACCTCAAGCCACTCATGCTCACGCACAGTAATGGTCACACTTGGTTTGTGTTCGCACCAGTTCTCCTGATAGATCAACCACATTTCTAGTTGCTGAAGTGCTGTAAGATCGTTGCGATACACACTCTTGGGAGACTTGATTGGGAAAGAGAACACGGTGGTATGATCTGGCTTCATTGCATCCGGTTCGTTTGGAAATCCAAGGTCTTTCATAAACTTGCACAGCGGATCTTTGTTGTCTGCTCTCACGGTACGAATGTAGTATTCGCTGTGACGAGCATGGATACCTGATGCAGAATCTGTTAGTTGTGATACTGTTCCGCTGGGCTTGACACAAGTGATAGAAGCAGAGGGATTAACACCAATCTTCTTAGCGTAATCTGCATTTGTCTTGACTGCAAGTTCGCGGAGTTCACGAAGAACAGTCTTGAGTTTGTCCGTACCGTCACTACCGTTTGTCAAATGACAGTCCATGATTCCCGTCATAGACACACCAAGCAAGGCTTCTTCTTCGCAGTTCTTGCGCCACTCGCTTGACAAGTATCGGAAATCAACAAGAGTGGATTGCCATGTACCCAAGATGGTAGCAAGCCGTACCTTGCGTGCTAGAGTTTCTTCAGTATCGTTTGCTCTTACAATCACTTCGCTGAGATTACAGAACTCGCGGTCACGCAAGATGATCTCGCTGCACGGATTAGTTCCAAACTCGTAGTTAGGATTGCGGCGATCACCGAGTTTTGCAACAGTCTTTCGCGTAGCATCGCGGTTAAAGATTCCGCGTTCTCCGCTCTTGCTCTTGTATAGAGATACCCATTCGTCCATGAAAGTACCAATCTCAGGCTTCTCTTTGTACGCAACGGAGTTGTTTGCAAGTGCGCGTTGAGGATTGCTTACCCACCACGCTCCACTCTTTGCCTCGCGCATCCGTTCGTCTGTAAGATTGGAGAGAGAAATGAGTGCGCTACGGCGAACACCACCGACAACTACGATCTCTGCAATCTTGCAAACCAAGTCATGCGCTTCAAGACTTGTGAGTTTGCGTCCTGCTGCGCTACCGAAAGTTTCTACAGTAAATCGGAACAGATCATCCAACGGACGAGGACCGCTTGCACGCCCACCGAAAGTCTTTAGGCGTGCGCCTGCAGGACGAATCTTGGTCAAGTCCCACTTTGGAATCTGACCACCAATAAGTAGAGATATCAGTTCCTTGTACGCCTTTGCCCATCCTATCTTACTGTCTTCCACGATGATCGTAGTGTCACTATTGGTGAACTCTTCTGCAATGGTCGGAAGTTTCTCAACATACTGACGCTCAACAGAAAAACCAACACCAGTACCACACATCAGAACGTACATGATCTCGTCAAAGGCACGAACACGATTCACAGCAACATACGAGCAGTTATATCCTGCAACATGATCTCTACGAAGGGCTTCACCAGCCGTCATTAGACATCTCATTGACGGCATAATGTCTAGGTTCAACACAGCATCTCGTAGTTCCTTGCGTAGTTCGCTAGGAACTTTATAGTTGTAGTTTTCTTTTAGATGCTCGTCAAAGAAACTGAAGTAGCGATCAACAGTTTCTTCCCAAGTTTCTCTTCGATTTTTGTGATCAACCCAACGAGAGTATCGTGACAGGT